TCGTCGGTGTGGATAATAACTAAAGTCTTCATAATATTTCCTCCCTCAATTTAATTTCTCCCGTCCTGCCCACATGCGACGTGAGCAGTTACAAGAAACTAAACTCCGCAGTTCGGCATGTTGCACACCCTACCGGTCTGCAATGCGAGTTTGTCGGCAAGGGTTTTTGTGTCTCTCAAAGTCAGTCCCGTTAAGGCGCGGAGTGACTTAATTAATTCCGTTTGTGCCACAGAATCCCCTCTTGCGACACGGGTAATAACGTCACAGTGTTCTTCGCGGGATTTTCTGCCGTCCTCGAAGGTTTTGTATAAGTCGTTGTACTTGGTTTCGAGTTCTTGGCAGCGTATACTTAAATCCGCACAGTTTTTACATTTTTCCATTATTTTTTCACCTCCTTGTCTAAGTGCCCTTTCTTCCAAGGGCAGAGTTCCGGGCAGCAACCACCTAACCACCCGCGGAATTCCGGTTGAGCACAAAACCCTGGGCAGTCGGTTGACATGGCGCAAACACAAGACGGTACAATCTGCGCCGGTGCGCACATACTAACTAGCGTGCGACATTGTAGTTGTTTGACCTGTTTCGGATGCGGCAGGCAGTTTCCGCAGCAGTCGGGATGTTCCCCATTAAACCAACCAACCCCCTGCCCTTCTGAGCAACAAACAGGGTTCCAGTTCGGCGCGGTGATAACTTTAACTTCAAGCGGTTTCACAGGTTCGGCATACTCGCAACCTTCACACTGACCATTACGGTGACAATTTTCCTCCTGCGGCATAAAACCGCAGGTAAGTTTGTATTGCATGGTATTCCCTCCCTTAGTTTTCAATCCTCTACCCAACGTCCATTAGACGCTCGGCAGGGGATTAAACCCTGCTAATATCTTCCACATTCGGTGCAAATCTCACGACTGCACCCTTTTCCTGAGTTAAGGCGGTTGGCATCGCGTTCCGCCTCGCGCTTGGTGGTCCAAAGACCATGGGTATGCGAGTTCCCGGTACTCCCTTCGGTGCGCTCTGCAACCCATGCACCCGACGTGCTGTTTTGCTTAACTACCACGTAACCCTGATTGTTTCTGCTTAATCCTTCCATCCTTATTCCTCCCTCGCCGGTTCGCCCGGCACAATTTTTTTAACTACAATCTCGCTGACCGTCTTGCCCTCTTTGTCCGCTTGCTTACGTAACTTTTCGGCAAGCGACTTTGGCAGAGTGATAAAAATTCTGGTGTTGTGCTTTGCTATCATGTTGTCGTCCTCCCGTTGGTGTTACACCATAGTATATAGTATAGTGTTACACCTGTCAAGCAAAATAATAATTAAAGGTTAGACAAAATTTCCGACATTGCGGATCTGATGTTACTTAACTTATCCTGCTCGGCATCAATCAGGTTGACTAATTTCAAGGTGTCCTCGTCCGACATTTTGTATTTGCCGGAAAATTCCCAAACTAGCTTTTTAATCTCGCCAAGTCTGGATTTTTCTAACTCGTCGAAGCGTTGCGGTTGTGGCATTATCTAATCACCTCCACCCACTCGGCGGCGGTGAAATGTCCTGCCATCCATTGACAAGCATCGAGCGGCGAAGTTCCCCAGACTTCTTTCCTGCTCACCCCGGCCGGGATAAAAGTCCTTCCGATGTGCATGTCGGGGAAATGTACCCTGACAAGGTATTTCTGTAGTCTAGGTGTAAATGTACCTGCTGTGCAATTGCTCCCCTGTGCGGGGCTGTGGTGCAGGTTTTTTGCTGTTGCTAGCATTGTGGTTCCTCCCTCTATAGTGTTTCGGACTACCTACCCCGGAAGGTAGGCACAACGAAAGACTACTCTGTATGAGGCCCTGCTGGTTCTAGCCTCAGGAACCCGGCCTTTCCCCAGAACTCTTCGGTGCGTTCAGTGTGACCCGCACCGAAGGAGAACGCCATTTCTCCGGGGAGGAATTTGTCTGCGGGAATATCCTTCCAGCAGTGTTTGTGCTCCCAGTTTTGCTCCATAACCGCTTTGGATATGCCAATCCCTAACGTGCTATCGTACGCCCTGACTACTAACATTTCAGGCGTAATAGAGATCGTAATCGACACGTTTTTCTTGTCTCCATAAAACAGTTCCTTAATTTTCCGGGGAGTAACTCCGCCGGAATTATCATGGTGGTAGTATATTGCCATCTAAATTCCCCCTTTTAATTTTACCAAAACGCCCTCTTGTGGTGCTTTGGTAAAACTGCGGCGTAAGGTGCCGCTAACCCTTGAATCTGATTTCAATTTTCTTATTGTCGGTTCCCCAGTCCAGTTCAAACCCTTCCGCAATTGATACAAGGATATTCAGCAGTTGATCCTTTTCGGCGACTCCTTCCGCCTCTTCCCTGGTGGAGTAAATGACATGACTTCCATTAATCCTGAAAGTGTTGTCCTTCATTGTGTGGGATACTACGGGAACCGTTGCGCCCATAACTGCTTGCATCGCCTTGATTTTAACGTCTTGAATTGACATTGTGTAACCTCCTGTTATCTAGTCTTAACTTTACCCTCTTGCAAACAAAAGAGTAAAGGTAAAACTGCGGTTTATGGTTAACCGCTAACCTTTGTAAGATATTCTTCTCCCACAGAAAACCACGGTGTATCAATTGGATCTAGAAAGTACGTTGGTCTATTAGTCCTTACGTCAAGTCCAATTACTGTTCTTATTCCAAGTTCAACCCCGTTTGAATTTGTCCAGTTTACCTTGTCGCCAATTTTGAATCTATACTGTATTTTGCTCATATTAGTATCATCCTCCTTAGATTTTACGTCCGCACCCGGCAGGATGCAGAGGTAAAACCTAACCGAGGTTAGGCGGGTAATATATACCCCATGATTCTGTCGTAGTTTTTCTCTGTCGGGAAAATTAACTGCCAGTTGTTTTTCTTCTCCCATTTGCGTACTGCCCTGCCCAATTTGTAAGCTTGGTTCATGTCTACACCTATTAGGCGGCACATTTCACAGATTGTGTTATTTGCCGCATTATACTTTTCATAGATGTAGGAGATACTGCCGTTTATGTTTTCCTTTGTCATGCCTTTACCCGACTTGCGGTATACTTCTGTCCTGTAGTCGCAGTCATTTACTGCCTCGATTAGTACGTCAAGGTTAATTTTCATATCTATTACCTCCCGTTTAAGTTTTATCAAAATTCCCTCGTCGAAGGTGTTTGGATAAAACCTAATCGGTCCCAACCTATTGAGTTATCAAAGAACTGTACTGGACGGTGCGCGGTTGTTTGTTGCTGTCGTTGCGCTTTGTCTGTCATCCTCAGAGCAGGTAGACAATTTCCTGCTGACCGCCGAAGCGGTTTCGACTCAGTACGTCGAATCTGCCAACCACTGCTGGCCGCTTTCCAGAGCTGCCACAACTTCTTCCTCTGTGCGCTCGCCATCAACAAACAACCTGACTGGTCTTTGTGTTCTGGTCTGACCTGTGACCTGCTCCAGCGTGCCATCCTCAAAAACTACAACCGTCCAACCAGGAGCAGTCAGGTGTGCTACTCTCTCGGCAAGTGCTTCCTCAGCTTTCAAAAATTCTATGACCATATCGCCAATTTCGGTCTGCTTCGCTGCTTCAAAGTCCCTTTTCATTTCCGGATAACCTTCATGGTGCAGGTTGTACCTGTCCTCAAAAATTGGTCTACCGCTGACAGTTATATGGATATTGAACTCGTGATCTGCTATACAAAAACTATCTGTGGTGAGCACGCTCGCCGTGCCTACACTGGTTTCAAAAGTCTTTCCGTTCAGGCGTTGGACTGCTGACATTTCGATTTTGTTTTTCATGTGTAGTTACCCCCTGTTTTTTTTATTTTCGTTAGGTCAGGCAACCGGCCCGGCCTAACTTTTTTGACTATGCCAAGCCTTTGACTTTCTGTGCTATGTCGTGAAACTTCTTGCCGATTTCCATATTGACTTTCTTTCCATACTCGGACAATCCCAAACAATACTTTCCTTTCAGAGTTCCAAAACTTGCCTTCATGCCAGCATCCAGAACCTTTCTCAGTTCGGTTTCAGCGTTTTCCAGGGTGACTTCCTTGCACCAGTCTTTGCCTGCGCCTGAGTTTTTCAACTCGTACCCTTCTGCTTTCAGTGCGATGGTTCCGTTGTGTACTACTACGCCAACTGTCAAACCGTTGATTTTGCATGTCATGTGTGTATCCCCCTTATTTAGTTTTTATGTTACCACCTCTCCCCGTAGGGAGAACGCTCAGGACCTAAGGCGGTTTATACTCGTCCTGTCGAGTTTTATCTGACTATTTCGGCGTCCGCAATGTATAAACCGCCTTCGTTGTATACTCTGCCGTATTCGTCTATGCTCAGTTCAATTGCTTCTCTGGCGCATTTTAGTATCGCTTCATTATCTTTCTCGGTTACGCCCTCTAACTCATAAAATCTTATTTGCATTTCGTTTCCCCCTCGTTATTTTGTTGTGTTCCATGGATACATCTTACCATGGTACAAAACATTCGTAAAGCTTGATTATGGCTTATTCTAGGCTATGTATTGAAAATAGCTTACTGTTATTATGCGTATCTCTGTATTTCAGCTATTTTCGTATTTTGAAAGTTTTTGCGAAGTTTTTTGAAAGTACCCGGCAAGTCGCATTATGCTTGAGTTTTTAGCTCGTTTGGATATACTTTTTCGAGTGCATCACGAATCAATTCAGATACAGATTTTCCTTTTCTCGCGGCTAGAATTTTGATTTCTGTACGAAAATCTATGTCAGCATCGAATATAATCCGCACTCGTTTGTCTTTGCTCATGTGTGCCCACCTCCTATATTTGATAGTATACCATGATGACATGGTAGTTGTCAAAGCGCGAATACTTGCCGGACCTGCTCTGCCGGCAAACTCTACTATAGAAGGAATATGCAAAATGCCCGGAAACAGCTCTCACGCCGGCATACGCAAGATACAGGTACAAACATACCTGAGAAGTAGTTTGTGTTGCTGTATGGGGGTTGTGGCGAAGCTGTTTTTATTGTGGAGAGAGGGAAAAGAGAAGAGTGCATCTATTTTCTGTGGATATGCGGAAAACGGAAAGTTTTTCTTGTTTTCGGGGTTTAACCGTGATAAAATGGTAGTGTGGGGATTTTAGACCATGTTTTTTTATTTGTGCAAGACTACTGAAAACGGTAGAAGAATACTGTTTATGGGAGCATCCGTAGGGGTGCTTTTTTGTTTTGTTTTTATGTATGTAGAAATGAATACTATGTGAACGATTCGTTCACAAAAAAAATCGACCTTAGCCTTACTCCCACAAGGGTTTGCAGGTTTTGAGTGTGATTTGCTATTATATATACCCGAAAGTGAGTGTTTTTTATATGGTTAAAAGGTGCATTATTTTGGATGATGACTTCGGATATGGCAGGACAAGGCGACAAGTAATAGATATGGAAACAGGTGAAATGTTAGCCGAAGTTTGGCACAACAGACCTGAGAACGGTATATTCCCTATTGGAGTGAGCGCAACAATAGCACAAGCCATTTTCACCAGGGAAATGTCGCCAGACAAACAGTCGGAACTAATACACATCAGGGACAAGGACATTGAGGAAAGTTACTATAGTTTTTGGAACAAAAGAGGGGAGAATAAAAACCCTCCGAAGAAAAGAAGCACGAATCAGCCTGCCTATGTGAAGCTGTATAATGCTAAGTTGATGGAATTAGGCGACAAACTTAGTTATGTAGATATAGGGTTTTTGATTTCAGTCGCTCCTTTAATTGACTGGCATAGCGGCGCATTAATAAACAAAAAGAAAGAAAAGTTAACTATTGATGATATAGCCAAAATCATCAATGAAACTAAGCGTAACGCTTATAAGCGAGTTAACCCGTTGATTAGTGCAGGAGTTATGTTTAAGCGGAACGGACATTATTACATCAATCGTTCGTACATGGCGAAAGGATAGAGTTGAAATGAGGTGATTGATTATGATGGGAAGACCTGTGAAATATGAAACGCCTGAACAGATGCAGGTGAAAATTGATGAATATTTTAGAGAACGAGAGGAAAAGGGACTTCCTTTTACTATTACGGGATTGGCGTTAGCTTTGGATATGACAAGAGAAGGATTATGTTTTTACGCTGAGAAACCAAACTTTACTGACACAATAAAAATGGCGAAGCTAAAAGTTGAGCAATATGCAGAGGAAAACGTATACACATCAAAAAATCCTGCCGGTGCTATTTTTGTTCTCAAAAACTTCGGATGGAAGGACAAACAGGAAATCGCTCACAGCGGCGAACTGGTTGTTTTTGGAGCAGAGGAAAAGTTGGAGGATTAGTCGTAACATATTACACATCAATTTAATTGTGACAAGTTTGTAATGTTTAGATCCGATAATAAATATTATGTAAACTCTCAATTAACCTTGAACCCGCATTATTGCTGGGTTTTTTATTTTATTCCAGTTATTTAGTACCAAAAAATCGAAAGTCCACAGCTGGCGGACACGATTTGGCGTTCGCAAGGCTAGGGTTGTGACACTACATTGTACTTTTGGCTTGTCCAATTGAAGGTGATAGCATGGCTAAAAAAATAGAAATAAACCTACCCGACATGGTAGGCAAAGGTTACGGCTCATTCTGGCGTACCAAAAAACGTTATCGAGTAGTGAAGGGCGGCAGGGCCTCTAAAAAGTCCAGGACGGCCGCATTATGGTTTGCTTACAACATAATGAAATATCCGCTAGCTAATGCTTTAGTTGTGCGGAAAACCTTCAATACCCACAAAGATTCTACCTTTGCGGTACTTAAATGGGCGGTAGAACGGCTAAAGGTAGGTCATTTGTGGCAGTTCAAAGAATCTCCACTAGAAGCCATCTATAAACCGACAGGTCAAAAGATATTGTTTCGCGGATTTGATGATCCGTTGAAGCTTACTTCTATTACAGTATCAATCGGTGTTCTGTGCTGGGTGTGGCTCGAGGAAGTTTTTGAGATTGACGATGAAGAAGAATTCCGGGTGTTGGATGAATCAATTCGTGGTGACGTGCCAGAAGGTTATTTCAAGCAGATTACTCTATCCTTCAACCCTTGGGTAAACACTCACTGGACTAAAGATAGGTTTTTTGATAATACGGACCCTGACGCTTTCACTCTCACGACTACCTATAAATGCAATGAGTGGATTGATGATGCTGACCGTAAACTTATCGAGGATTTAGCCGTTACTAATCCAGAACGCTACAAAGTAGTAGGATTAGGTGAGTACGGTATCCCAGGCGGTGCTTACTTTGATGAATTTAGGACAGATATTCACGTTGTCCAACCTTTTATAATCCCGGAAGAATGGCGCAGATACATCACATTAGACTATGGCTTAGACATGCTGGCAGCCTATTGGATAACGATAGACAACCATAACAAGGCATATGTCTATAAGGAGTTGTATCAATCCGGCCTAATCATTTCCGATGCGGCCACAGCTATTAGAGCCAAGATAAATGAAAATATCCGCAACATAATAGCACCTCCTGACCTCTGGAATAGGCGGCAGGAAACAGGCAAGAGTGCGGCAGAGCTATTCGGTGATAACGGACTGTATCTAATTAAGGCCGATAATGACCGGGTACAAGGCTGGTACAACCTAAAGGAATGGCTAAAGCCGTACAGTGATGAACAGGAGATACAAACGGCCAATCTCGTTATATTTAAAAACTGTGTTAATCTCATTAGAACTTTGCCACAACTTCAATGTGACGAGAAAGATCCCAATGATGTAGCGAATGAACCACATGAGTTAACACATGGCCCCGATGCAATACGTTATTTCTTTGCAGCAAGACCCAGGGCGAACAAGGTTAATAAACCTAAGAAAAGTTTTGTGGTTGCCGACAAAGAACGTCTAGCAAAGCTGAGCGTAAGAAAAAGGAGAGTGTTTTAATGGGTACGCCCCAACCTAAGTTATTCAAAATCAACACAGTTACCTACTGCCAAACCTTCAATTGCCGTAAACGTGCGGTATATGCAATAGGTACGGAAGGAAGTCCCTTGCAAGCATGTCACCCGGTATGTGAAGAATGTGCGAAGTCGATTATTGCTAATGTACCGGAAGAATTGCAACCGCAGGATGATTTAGATGCCCTCTCAGAGCCCCATACAGACGAGCAAAGCGACTCGCAGGTACTAGGAGAGGTACATATTTGTGAGGTGTGCAGTGCTGAATTCCCAACCAGAAAAGCACTGTCCGGTCATATGTTGAAGCATAGGAAAGAAAGTCAATGACAGACATAATCACAATCTCAGCACTCCTTCTATTATTAGCGGCACAACAATATCTCCACTACATCGAGCGCAAAGACCTCTATAACCGTCTTATGTCGCGTGATTTAGTTGACTACAAAAACGTAATCAACAACAAACCGCCGCCGAAAGGTAAGAACTTCGTACAGCGAGGGTTACGGAACTTCTATAATGGCAAGAAAGAAGGTGATAACTAATTGCTAGAATCTATCACAACTCCGATTAAAAACGCCTTCTCAAAAGTAAAGAACGCTTTCGGTGGTACAGAAGATAAACCTGTTTTCGATGATGAACTGGTTAAAATGGTCAATGATGAGTTTGTACGTCGGCAGCAAGAACGCCGTCCGCACGAATTACAATGGAGACTTAACCTTGCTTTCTATGAAGGAAACCAATTCCTTGACATTAATACGGCAACAATGGCACTCGAAGAACAGCCGACTATGTTTAACTGGCAGGTCAAAGAAGCATACAATCACATCGCACCTAACATTGAAACTCGCATATCTAAGATGAAACGTATTCGTCCGGTATGCAAGGTTACTCCCGGTACAGGCGAACCTGCTGACATAAGAAAAGCTAAAATATCCGGTATGTTGCTTAAAAACACGTATTCCGATCAGGAAGTCAAAGACAAGATGGAAGAAACTTATGCCTGGATGGAAACGTGCGGTACTGTGTTTTGGAAGCAAATCTGGAACCCCGATATTGGGCAGGTAATCGCTACGGACGAAGAAGGTAATCCCATACATGAGGGTGACATTGAAATCATTGTCGTACCTCCGCAGGAGATTTACCCTGATTCTTCTTATCGGACAAACATTAAGGCGTGTAAGTCTATTATCCATGCCAGGGCGTACCATATTAACGACACTAAGTCTATATGGGGCGTAGATGTTAAGTCCGAGGATGCAAGTGTGCAGGCACTACAAGCAACTATGAACGGTATGGGTGGTTTAGGTTATGGTCAGGGTGGTTTTATGTACAGCACCGCCAAACTAAAAGACCATGCTATCGTTAAGGAATATAACGAGTTACCTTCTAAGGAGTATCCGGAAGGGCGTTTAATTATTGTCTGTTCTGGTACGTTGCTATATGCAGGCCCATTGCCTTTTCAAGTCGGTGATGACGGCACTGTAGGTATTCCGTTTACTAAACTTGACTGCCTAAAGCGTCCCGGTATGTTCTGGGGTAAGACGGTATTAGAACGCTTAATACCCGTTCAACGTGCTTATAACAGCCTCAGAAACCGCAAAACTGAGTATTTAAACAGGGCGGCAATAGGTCAATGGGCGGTTGAAGAAGGTTCGGTTGATGATGTTGACTTCGAGGAAAACGCCGGGGCTCCAGGAGCAATACACGTTTACCAAAGAGGTAGTCAAGCACCCAGCATGATAAGAAATGAACCTTTACCTAACGCCTTTGAAACCGAAGAACCTCTGCTATTGCAGGGTTTTTCTATTTTATCCGGTGTTTCTGAGATAAGCAGGTCAAGTCAAGCACCGTCTGGCGTTAAATCTGGCGTTGCCTTGGGTATTGTGCAGGAACAGGATGATACTCGTCTTTCAAATACGGCAGACAATATTGAGCGCTTTATCGTGCAGGCAGGTAAAATGACACTTCGACTTCTTAAACAGCACGTTAAAATGCCTCGTGCGCTCAAAAAAGTCGGTAAAAACAATATGGTTGAAGTTATCGACTGGACCGGTATGGATATTCACGCCGACGATGTGGAATTCGATTCTATTGCGGCAAATATTGATAGTCCGTCACAGCGCAGGCAAATGGTATTTGACTTAATGGAGTCTGGTTTACTGTTAAATCCAGATACTCAAAGGATAGACGCTGAGACAAGAAGTAAGATTCTTGAAATGATTGAGTTTGGAGATTGGGAGAGTGCAGACGATACCGACCAATTGCATATCTCTAAGGCAGAGCGTGAGAATAAGCAAATGATGGAAGGTAGTTTACCGACTGCTCGTAACTTCGATAACCATATTTTACACATTTCACGGCACCAGAAGTATAGGCTTACCGTTGATTATGAGGAAATGGTTACTCAAAATCCGCAGATTGACGTTATGTTTGAGCAAATGGTCAATATGCACCTTGCCATGATGCAGCAGGCCGTACAGCAGCAAATGATGGAACAAGCGGCAATGGCAGGGCAGGGTGAGCAACAGCAGGCAGTATAAATTAAAGGAGGTTATGACATGGAAGGACAAACAGGTACTCCACCGGCGGCAGATACAAGCGCAGCACAGGAAACTACTTCACAGGTAACAGAAACGCAGGTAACGCAGACTAATGACACTCCGGTTAATCCATTGCTTGAATGGATGAAGGGAGATCCGGTAGCACCTACTACCGAACCTGTGGTTACTGAGACTACACAAACAGAACCTGAGTTAATCATGGGTAAGTTTAAGTCACAGGACGAGTTAATTGCAGACTACAACGCCAAACAAGCGCAGTTAGAGCAATTGCCGCAACTTCAACAACAGTTTGAGGCGCAGAAACAGCAACTCGAACTAATGCAGTCGCTTATTCAGAGTCAAAAACCTGCCGAACCTGTTAAGCAACCGGAACCGGAGCTAACTCCTGAGCAAATTGCCGAAATGAATCAGGCAATGCAGGACAAGATGTATAACGATCCTATTGGTTTTGCTAATGAAATTAAGGCCCAGGCGCAGGCAGAGGCAATGAAGCAAATTCAGCCTTTACTTCAAGAGCGCGAAATGGCACAGAAAAAGGCCGCATGGGACAATACGATTAACCAGTTATATGAGGCCAATCAGCAGGAATTTGACGCTTTAAAACCGGCAATGCAGAAAATTACGCAGCAATTGGGGGATATGTTGTCTAAAATGCCTCCTGATGTTGCGGCACAAAAGGTTTATGACATGGCTAAGTCTACTTATGTACCGCCCGTAGCACCTCCGGCGCAGAAAACACCGCAGGAAATGTTAGCGGACCCTGAGTTTCAAAAGTTAGTCATGGCCGACCCTAATATTAGCAAAATGATTATTCAGCAGTATGCAGG